AGTAAAATCACATCAAGGATAAACGCAATGGACCTACTTACAAAAATGGCTGAAACATGTAAATCACCAAAGGATATTAGTATCCTAAATAGACTTCTAGATACAGCTTATAGTGATAATACCATACAAATAGACAATGTAACTATGTTAGCAGAAGAGTATGAAGTAGCTAGATCAAAATTGAACGGACTACTGAAAGCATTTGAAAAAGCAGGACTATTCAAAAAATTAGATAGAGGTATATATTTTATAAACCCATTTATATTTGTAGGTAAACGGGTAAAATCAAATGAGCTTAGAGAAGTGGCACAACAAAAATGGAGGAGTATATGAATGTGTTCATACAGTCAGACAGCAGTGTAGTTATCTATGCTTCTACTCATCACCACAACCTCATCAAAGAATGCTTACGTGACTATAAACTCAGATGGAACGAATCTATCGCTAACAAAATAGCTTATACAGACATTCTATCAGAACTGCCTAAAGGCTCTACTATCATCATACCTACATATCTCTCATACCAGATCAATCCACTTGATTTCAAACGAGTAGTTAATATTGATGCTATCCAGAATATATCAATCTACGAACTCAGACGAGCAGTTATAGAGACATCATATCGTTATACTAAGTCAGTAGATGAAGCTAGGCGATGGTTATCAGAACTACCATCCACATTCAGCTACGATTGTGAGACAACAGGTTTATCAGTCCACAATGATTCACTCACTATGTTCTCATTTGCACCAGATGAAACTACATCTATAGTTCTATCTAACGAGCCAGGTATGGAAAAACTAGTTATGGACTTCCTCACCACTACTGAATCTACAGTTATCATGCATAACGCATCATTCGACATGAAGATAGTCAGACATCGTACAGGAAAGTTTATTAAGCACTTTGAAGATACTCAACTATTAGCTAGGTGTTATACTAACCATGCAGATTCAGACAAAGCCAAAACAGGACTCAAACACCTAGCAGGAAAAGTCTACAGCCAATGGGCAGTCAGTAAAGAGCTTTTTGGCATAGAACACAAATACAATGAAAATCTTATAGCCTATGCAGGAGTAGATAGCGCTGCTACTATGTTCCTATGGAAAGAGTTCTCTATCATAGATCCAGTATGGACTTCACATACATTCTCAGAATTATTCCCTATTCAACCTCCATCCCTGCATGAGGAGTCACCTAGATATTTCTACGAAAACGTACTTAAACCATTAGTTCCATCTATGATAGATCTCATGCTCAATGGTATCCCATTAGACATGTCTAAAGTAGATACACTAGAAACACGTTTAGACGAAATTCTAGACAAGGTTAGACAGGATCTACTTCAAAATTCCGTAGTACAGAACTTTCAAAAACTGCAATTCACCCGTCTAAAGCAGTCTAAAATAGATGAATACAACTTAAAGAAACGAGACATTCGTCAATACCTCAAAGAATATAAACCAGACGACATAGTTATGCGCTCATGGTTAGTAAACACTTACTTAAAGTCTCAAGGAGCATTTAATTTTGTCTACTACCCTACGGACTTCCTTCCAAATGGGCATATAAAATGGACTGTATCCGACATCACTAAGTTTTATAAAAATAATCCAACTCATCGTATATTCTCATCTATCATAGATAAGACCATAGCTCAAGACAACGAATACGTAGTTACAGCTATGGTAGATTTAGCTAGGTATAAAACAGAACTATACAATACAGATTACGATATCAAGATAGGAGCTATAGACACATCCATATTACCACTATTTAATCCAGGTAGCTCAAAACAACTCATAGATTTATTCTCATTCCTACAGATTGAACCACTAGCTTACACACCAGCGGGCTCACCATCATGGGGCAGAGACCAGATCGCAGAGATTTCGTATAGCTTATCAGATATAAACCTAATAGCCCTATGTAAAGCCATTATAGAGTATTCTCAGGCATCTATCATTAGATCCACATTCATTACAGCTTTCAATAAATACACAGTAAATGGTGTCCTTTATGGAAACATCCGTATAGCTGGAGCTAAAACATACCGTCCTACTTCAGACAAGCCAAACCTTAACAACATTATAAATAATATTGACTATTTACCTCATTTGATGAAAATAAACAAATGATAGAATGGTGTAAAAGACAATTAGTTTATAAATGTTACAGGGCTTCATGTAAGTGATTACATGTCGAAACTATCCTAAACGGGGAAACTCCTTAAGGTAGATTTAAAAAGTATTATTGTACAATACTAAATTTACCGATAAAGGACAATCCCGTGCTAAATATTAATGATGAGAAATGGTTACCTGTTAAAGGCTTTGAAAAGCTTTATGAGGTATCTAATTTAGGAAATATTCGTAACAATAGAGATAAGATTTTAAAACCATATAAAATCAATTCAGGATACAGTGCTATTAAATTTACATATAACACTGTTCGTACACATGCACTAGTACATAGAGTAGTAGCAGAAGCTTTTTTAGATAGTCTACATGATCTAACAGAAGTAAACCACATAGATGAGAATAAAAGCAACAACATAGTAAGTAACTTAGAATGGGTTACTAGCTCTCAGAATAAGCAACATAGTATTAAATCTGGGAGATATGATGCAATATTCACAACAAAAAATACTCTTGGTATAAAGCATAAAAGTACTGCCTCAAAATACCATAATGTATCTTGGGATAACAAAAGGCACAAATGGATTGCAAGTGTAAGATATGATAAGAAAACTTATTTCCAAAAAAGATTTACATGTGAAGAAGATGCAGCTAAACATGTAAATTGGATTATTGATGAATTAAAACTAACAGACAGACCTAAAAACATTGTTGATTAAACGCCGAACGACTATCCCTGAAATGGGAGTAGGGCAGAAGCTTATGCTGCTCGAAACGGATAGCATCTTTATAAGATGTTGATATAGTCTACTCTATATAGCAATATATAGCTGACCTCAAATTGAGGGTCGATCATAAGAGTTGCGTCTTATGGTGAATATAAAGGATTAAATCTTCCTAGTACGGGATCTATCTTTGCAAAGCCTATCAAAGAGTGTATGATAGCCCCGCCAGGCAAAGTTATTGTCGCCGTAGATTTTGAACAGTTAGAGGATAGGGTTATAGCTAACCTCACCAAAGATGAAGGTAAATGTAACATCTTCCTAAAGAATTTAGATAGTCACTGCTATAACAGTCTCGGATACTTCCCAGATAGAGTAGCTGCAGAAATGTCTCTTACAAGAAATAAGATAGCAAACACCCTCGAGTACAAACGACTTATAGATGAAGGTAATAAAATACTTAAAACTGTTAGGCAGGATGGTAAGTCCGTTACATTCGGAATTAGCTACGGGGCATTCCCACCCAAGATTGCAGCTACCATTAAATGTCCTCTATCTACAGCAGAGAAAATATTCGACAGCTACCATAATGAACTCTATCCAGGTATCACCTACTTTCGTGAGCAGATAGTCCTAAAAGATGCTATGCAGAACGGTTATATTCATATGGGACTAGGAGCCAAAATGTATTCAGATGATATTGGTAAAAACGCTCGTACCATCTTCAACTCGGCTTCCCAGTTCTGGTCTATCCTTATGCTTATAACTATGGCTGAAATTCACCAGTTAATACACTTACATGGTTTAGAGAAATCTATAACAGGATCAGCTACAGTATATGACTCAGGTTACTTTATAGTAGATGCAGACCCAACCATCATTAAATGGCTCAACGATCATCTCATCCCTATTATGACACGACAGTGGATTATAAACGAGATAGTTCACAACAGAGCCTCAATAGAAATAGGCACATCATGGGCAGATTTATATGAGATAAAAAACGGAGCGCCGATAGATGAGATACAGGAGATTCTAAAGGGTGTTAACAACAAATGACGTAATAGATTTATTAATATATAAAATGTCTGATAGTCATACAGAAGCACTACAAAAACTTATACGCAATATAGAAATAGATAACATACATAAGTTATATATAGGCGTACTAATATCCAGTAGTTCTAACTTACTAAACTACTGGATAAAACGAAAAAACCTCATAGATAGATACTATAGAAAACCAAAAATAATAAAAATGAAATTCAACATAATTGGAAAATACTATACAAACTTACCAAAGGACAAACAATGAAATACACAGTTAGACTAGAATTTGACGTAAACTCCATAGACTTTGGAGATGTAATTGTAGAAGCCTCTTCACCAGAGGAAGCTAAAGAAAAAGCCATAGAAGTATATTATAATGGAATGGATATAGACTACTATTCTTCCAATAGTTATGATTCTACACTCAAAGAAGAAGACTCAGACTATTGGTTAATTGAGGAACTGTAAATGAGAACTTGCAATACATGCGGAAAGCCTTATAACAAGGGGTACACACCAGAACAACGAGATGAGAACTGTGAAAATGGGTATATCTACTACACTGAATGGGAGAAAGAAAATGAAAATTAAGTTTTTAAAACCTAAAGCACTAGTAGAGATTTACACTAGACATGGGGTATACCTACAACACTATAATAGTATCGTAGCTTTTAGACCAGAATACGGAACAGATCGTACTATAGAAATAGGTGAAGATTGGAACTACAGTAGAACCACTATGAAACACGTAGGTCACTTCCTGAACAGTAACGCAGCAGAAATACGCAAAAATATAGCTGTATCTAAATGGAAGCTCAATACATCATTAGGAGATATTGTATGACTCACTATGTAAAAATGACTATAGACGAATACAACGAACTCATCACCGTACAAAATAAACCATCAGACCTACTCAAAGCAGAAAACAAGAACCTCAAACACCACTTAGACGTAGCTCAAACCAAGATTAAAGAACTTGAAACAGGACTTAGCCAATACATTATAAGTGGAATGAAACCTATCAGTACACCTTCAGCAGAACCAGAGTATACTACTACCCCAAATGCGAGTAGCTACCAGAAATGGAGTCATTTAGAAGACCTTCTTATCCTTGATACAGAGTATTCTGTATCAAACATAATTAAAAGAACAGGTAGAACTAGAGGATCAATACTATCGCGTATAGCACATTTGGGGTATAGGACAAAAAACGATAGAATCTACAAAAAGGAATACTAATGGCTGCCACAACAGAAGAACGTCTCGTTGCTATCAAACATATAGTAAAACTGTTTGAAGTAGAACTCAAAGACATTATCTCAGTAGACGATAGGTTCGACATCACTAGACTTCCATCAATTATACAGGACGTAATAAAACTAGCTACAGCAAAATCTCCAGCATTCTCGAACATCTCAGCATGTACTACAGGGAACACAGTCTTTATGCATTTACTAGCTCAACTACGTCCAAAGATAAACGATATTACCTATTCGAATGACATCTTAGGTATTAACTACCTGGGAATCAACATAGCAGGATCAGGTAGCGGAAAGGACAGTACCTACTCTACCATTTCAAAGGCTTGTGATACAGCATTCAAACTTATCACTCAAGAACGTAAAGACCAAGAAGAAAAAAGAGCTCGCTCCATAGCACTAAGAGAGAAGCGAAAGGATGACCCTAATGCAGTAGATGCAGACCTTACCTATTCAGACTACTTCGACTTTATACGACCACTTCCAACCACAATAGCTGAAGCCAGTTCCACTCGTGGAGGAATAGTATCGAATCTTACAGAGCACCAGTCTCGTGAGTACGGAGCTTTACTAGTCATTATGAATGAGTTTGGATTAGCCCTCAAAACAAACTCTACAGTATCAGAAATCCTAGAACTATTAGGTACTCTATACGATCAAGGTAATGCATCTACTCAGATGTTCAAGACAGTAGAAGTGCGAGAACAAGCTATAGAATCTACCTACCCGAACGCACTACTACATAGTTCGCCACGAATTATATTTGGAGACGAAAGGGTACGTAATAATATATCTATGATATTCTCTACTATGTTAGGAAGGCGTACATGGTTCTCTATGCCAGAAGAGGATGAAGCTACTGAAAATACGCCTATACCGTCTACATTGGAAGAACTTATAACTATAGCCAATGAAAGACGTGCCACTATATCTACACTCTCATCAAAGCTAGATAATATTACTGCTGAAATAGTACGAAACCTACTAGCATCAGAAGAATCTCGTATAGTTTCATTCGATGAGGAAGCGGCTACTCTATACACCATGTACTTTGAGTATTGTGCGAAACGTGCAGAACTTATGGAAGATACATCTATACTTCAAATAGAGATGAATGGACGTACATTCAAACTTGGCAGACTGGCAGCTTTATGGTCACTCATTAGTGGCTCAAACATCATCTCACTAGGTATTATGAAATCTGCTATATACTTCGCAGAATACAACTCAAAATACTTAGAGACATTTATAAAGAAGACTTCCTCAAAGTATTATGAACTACTCGGTGAAGTATTCAAAAAAGGTAAAATTAAAAAAATGGACCTAGACGTAGCTTTATCTAACGGTTACATTACACGTGTATCCAAAGACTTTACAGAACTATTAGAACCACTCAATAGTTACCTCAGAAATTCAGGTGTTGCCTCCTACAACTCAGATACCAGAACTTTTGAGTATACACCATTCAAGAAAGTTGAAGATACCGGTGAATACGCCATCTCATATACCAACGTAGAAGGAGTACCAAAACACAACCGTACCGTATACTTAGGAAACTTCGAGAACTACCGTACTGGATCTATGCTTCTACTTAAAACAGTAGTTAGTAGAGACACTATATATAATATGTTTAAATTTGTAGATGAAGACATAGATGGTAAAATAACTAAAATGAAGCGAAATCAAAAGTCTCTCATAGGAACTACTAAAGTCCTATCCATAGACGTAGATGAATCCACTATAGACATAGAAGTAATGCACCGTTACTTATCAGAATATAAACACATTATCACCACTACATCAGATTATGAGAATAAACACAAATTTCGTATCATCCTACCAGTAGATACAGAAATTAGTGGGGAAGACCCTCAACGCTTCAAATGTATAGTTCGTACCATTTGTGAAGAGTTATCCATAAAAGCGGACCCCACATCCTTTATACCAGCTCAGCCAATGTATGGGTATACTGGAGCAGAGGTATTCTCACAAGAAGAGGGTATCCTATACAGAGTATCAGAAATAATAGCTGAATGTGCCGTTATTAAAGAAGAAGGCATCAGACCAACAGAAAAACCTAAAACATCTACAGCTCGTAAGAAAGCAGTAGAGGAGATCATGACCAATGCCACTAAGGTATTTGACTACGTTATCAACTGTCCTCGAGGGTCAGGCTCCTTATCCATGGCTCGTGCATCGCTCCATATGGTAGATGTAGGTTTCAATCAGGAACAGTATCTCCAAGTCATGAACTATCTTAACAGTTCTTGGCAGGCACCAATGGAATCACAACGCTTTGAAAAGCTCACCAATCAATTTATACATAAAATGGAGAATTAAATGACATTAAAAGATCTGTCACTCACAGAACGTAAAAAACTCACACGCTCTTATCCCGTACTGATATCAGCATTCCCAAAAAGTGGAAAGAGTTCCGCAGTAGAGTTTTTATCAGATGAAGATAAAGCCCGTACAGTCGTCTATGATCTAGAAGGGAAAGGATTACCTGACGATGATGAATCTAAATACCGCTCAATAATTAAATTAAAAAATGGAATGGACCCAACCTTGAACTACCTATATGAAGACGTAGGCAATGTAAAGTATAGAGACATAGATTCTATGATGCTTCATATGCGTAAAGCTATAGCACACCAAGATGTAGACCGTATAGTCATAGACAGCTTTTCTACACTAGTAGATGAGTTTGAGAAATACTATGTAAAGGTTAATAATGGATTTACTACATGGATAAACTACAATACAGAGTTATACACATGGTTTCGTATGCTTAAAGAAGAAACATACACCCATGCAAAATTCGTATATGTATTAGGGCACTATACTCCAGCTAAGCCCGAAAAGGATCCAATCACAGGCAAAACAACAGTAGATAAAGAGTCAGAACGCTTCACAAAGGTAAAAGGAAAAGATCATTTTCATATGGTAGAATCACATTTTAATACTGTAGTTACAATAGAGAACTTCAAATTCATTGCAGATAATGCTAATGACTTTGATTCTACCAGAGTACGTAGAAGTATTAACCCAATAGAAACAAAAGAAAATTCACTAGCAGAATTAGAAATAGCTCTTACAAAGTAGTACCCGTGTTGGGTTAATATACAACACATTCATAACGGATTCACAACACACGATGTTACGTAACCAGAACACCAAGTAAAAAGGATTAATCAAATGAGTTCATTATTAGAAAAATACAATAGTATGTCAGCAGAGGAACAAGCAGGTCTTGGAAAAGTAAGCTCAAAAATCAATACGCCAGGTGTACACTTAGTTACTATTGAGTCTATGAAAGTTATTGATGGCAGTAGAGTTAAAATAGAATTCAAAGATACAGCAGGTCAGATAATCGACTATACAGACTTCCTCACAAACAAAGACCCAGCTAAAGTAGAGGCTACAGTACAGCGTGTTATGAATCGTCTTACTCATATGTGTAATGCAGCAGGTACCAATCTCAAATCAGTTTTATCTAGATCAGTACCAGGTACAGAAACATATAAAACTGGAACAGTACCTACAGAAGAGTATCCATCTATTAAAAGCAAAAGTCTATACATCACTACTACATCAGAGATCGAGCCAGATGAGAAAGACGCTAACAAAGTATGGATACATCAGGTAGTAGATACATTTAATTTCTTTGACACAAAGAAACGCAGTGCCTTAGAAATTTCTACTAATGTAGATGAAGGTAAAACTATGGAAGCAGCAGATGCTAAAGCTAAAGCTACATTCGCTATCAACTACCGTCATACAGCAAACAAAGCAGCCATTGCTAAACTAGCTGAACTCTCAGGTGGACAGTACACACCTACTGTAGCATCAGCACAAACTACTGTAGCAGATGATGAAATATAGTTAAGTTTAAGTTTCACTGCATTACAATATCAACTCTACCTTCGGGTAGAAACTAAACAAAAGGAATTACATGCTTAAATCAGGAATCGTTACACGTCCCGTTGAACTTTTTGAATCAGTACAATTAGACATGGATGGAGCTACAGCAGGTACACTTGCAGGAGTACTTAACCACATCTTTGAAATACAACTAGATAAAATATTCAAATCAGAGCAACGTATAGTTTTAAGACAACTTAATGACGCACTTGTAGAAGTATCAAACAAATACAACTCAGAGTTTAAAAACAATGAATATGTTGGAGATACTCAGTGTTAGGTAATACTAGAGGATGGGAAACACTACCTCAAATTTCAAAAGCTCTCTATCAAGAAACTTATTTCCTGCCAGGAGAGAGTTATTCGGAATGGGCAATACGCATAGCTGAAGCATACGCTAACGATGTTGCACACGCAACCCGTATCCGCAGATACGTAGAAAATTACTGGTTTCACCCATCCACACCTATCAGCTCAAATGCTGGTACAGACAGAGGATTGCCTATCTCATGTTTCACAGGTTCCGTACCAGACTCAAAAGAAGGCATATTCTCATCATGGCAGGAATCATGTTGGCTTGGAGCTATGGGTGGAGGAGTAGGCAAAGACTGGTCACAGGTACGTGAAATCAATCACCTAGTAGGTGGACATGGCGGCACATCCAGCGGAATTATCCCATTCATGAAAGTGAATGGTTCCCTCTCCAATGCCATCTCACAAGGTGGAAATCGTAGGTATAGTGAAGCGAATTATCTAGACATTTCTCATCCAGAGATAGAAGAGTTTATTGATATTCGTAAACCTACAGGAGACCAGTCTCGTAGAGCACTTGACCTACATCATGGAGTAGTTATCACAGACAACTTTATGGACGCAGTCATATCAGATTCCGATTGGAGTCTAATATCACCAAAGTCTAAAAAAGTCATCAAAGTAATTCCAGCCCGTAAGTTATGGACTCAGATTCTAGAAACTCGTGTCACTACAGGAGCACCATATGTCTTATTTAAAGATACAGTTAATAGCCTAGCTCCAGAGGAGTATAGACATGAGCAGATCGAAATCACCACTTCCAATCTTTGTTCCGAGATTATGCTTCGTACTGATGACACACATAGCGGTGTTTGTTGTCTTGGCTCCATTAATCTTGAGTATTGGGATGAGTACCAAAACAATTTTGACGAATTTATAGCAGACTGTTCTGACTTCCTAGATAACGTTCTACAAGACTTCATTGATCGTACAAAGCACATGCCAGGATTCGAAAAAGCACGAGCCTCAGCTATTGATGAACGCTCATTAGGACTTGGTGTTATGGGACTACACAGCCTATTCCAGTCCAAAATGATACCGTTTGAATCACCTATGGCAAAAGGCTTGAATCTACATATTTTCCAAAAAATTAAAGAATCCGCAGATAAGCATAATACGTTTATGCGTACAGCAGTATGTCCAATGTCAGCACGTAATGGTACCTTTAAACGCAATATTCACGTCACAGCTATAGCTCCTACTATGTCTATATCGAATCTATGTAACTTAGCTTCAGGTGGTATTGAACCGTGGGTTACCAATACATTTACTAAGAAGCTTAAACAAGGCTCATTCGCAGTACGTAACAAGTATTTACATACTTGGTTAATAAATTATGCAGTATCCTTAGAAAATACGGTAAAAACACCATTACTAAATTGGGTAGATGATCAATGGGCTTCGATCCAAAAAAATAATGGCTCAATTCAACACCTAGATTGGATGGATCAGAATACTAAAGATGTATTTAAGACAGCATTCGAGATAGACCAGAAATGGGTTATAGAACTAGCTGGAGATAGGGCACAACACATAGATCAATCTCAGTCAGTGAATCTATTCATAGCTGGAAATAGTCACGTACAACGCCTATCTGATCTGCATATCATGGCTTGGAAGAAAGGACTTAAATCTTTATACTATCTACGTTCTAGTGCAGTAAATAGGGGATCTACATCTTCAGACGATAGGAAACAAATTCAATTACAGGAAGTAACTATGGACATTCTAACATCCGATAGTTGTGTAGGTTGTGCATGAGCTTAATTAAACAGAACGGAATGCTCATATTCAAACCTACATTAGGCTTTAAGTATCCTCATTTTTGGGAGTACTACAAACAGCATGATCGTATGTTTTGGACAGCAGATGAAATTAATCTTACCAAAGACGTACAAGACTACCAGAAAGCTTCAGAAGAAGAACGTACCATGATTCGTAATATTATGATGCTATTCACTCAAAATGAAGTTCTAGTAGGTTCAGGATATTCAGTCATGTTACGTATCTTTAAACCAGTAGAAGTTCAAGCTATGCTATCTAGCTTCAATGCTCGTGAGTACACGCATATAGAAAACTACTCTCTATTCACTGAAACTCTAGGATTACCTAACTCTATCTACTCAGACTTCTTAGACGTACCAGTTATGTCTACCAAAACAGAGTATTTAGAAAAAGCCAAAGTACGAAAGTACGAGGACTACAAACAAGCAGGTCTTACAGACGCTCAGGTAGATTATGAGTTCCGTAGATCCGTAGCTCGTATGTTAGCAGTCTACGCAGGAGGTACAGAGAACATTAGTCTTATGGCTCAATTCGCACTACTTCTACGATTTCAATTTGAAAACAAGTATCCAGGACTATGTCAGATAGTTGAATTTTCACTCAGAGAAGAGACTATGCACGGTATTGGAAACTCTCATCTATTCCGAGATTTTGTATCAGAGAATGGTGACATATGGGACGACACGCTTAAATTTGACATTTATGAAGGCATTAGAGAGATAGTATCATATGAACACGCTCTACTAGATTACCTCAACCCATCCTACAAAAACGCATACAAACGCTATGTAGAATATCGTGCAGATATAGCTCTTAAAGAATTAGGTATGAAACCGAACTACCATACTCCTATGCCCCCTGAACTGAACTATATGAATGACGTAGTCGGTATACAACTTACTGATTTCTTTTCCGCTCGTGTAACAGAGTATACAAAATCAGTTCAAGGTAACTACGGTGACATTGACTATTCAGGATGGCAGTCGTGACACTACTAGAATATCAACATAAACTATCGTCTTACATGTCTTCAGATGCACCCATCAAAGAACGTGAGGAAGCAATACACAAGCTTAAAGAACAGTTCGATACTTCTTACTTTACCCAAAAAGCTAGAGACCAGATGAAAGAATCAGCACCAGATACATCAGACATCGGAGAAGACTAATGAATTGTAACCAACAGAATGTAAAGTTCACTAAAGCTGATTCAAACAAACTTATGTTCTCACTCATAGAACCTAGATTTATAGAAGGTGTAGCTCAAGTACTTTCAGAGGGTGCTGCAAAATACAGCATAGACAATTGGAAAAATCTACCAGTGAATGAAAAACGACGTTACAAAGACGCACTTCTCAGACACATCAATGAATACATGAAAGGTAACATTCTAGATTCTGAGACTCACCATTCTCATTTATATCACGCAGCTTGTAATCTCATGTTTCTAGATTATTTCGACAAAGTAGAAACTGTTATCACATCAAATTCCCATAAAGGCTTCTAAATGCAAATAACTCTAGAACCACCTAAATCTAAATCAGATTCTATATGGGACGACTATGTCCCTATTATTCAACGTGGAAACATATATGATGTTTACCTTACAGATAGTATTGAGGAACCAGCAGAATATAACAAACTAATCAACCTCCTTGTAGGACTTGATTATTATAATAAAGTACATATGTACATAAACAATAATGGTGGAGCAGTAGCTTCTGCATTTATGATTCGTAACGCTATGCTAAAATGTAAAGCACACATAGTAGGTTACCTATCTGGCACTGTAGCATCATCCGCAAGCATCTTATCATTAGCATGTGATGACATAGTGGTTAGTCCATTTCTATCACACATGTCACATAACTACTTTCATGGAGTACAAGGTACAGGTAACCAAGTAAAAGACTATGTAGACTTCACAGACCGTGAACTTAAACGAGCATTTCGTGAAATATACACTGGCTTTTTAACAGAAGAAGAGATACTCTTAGTTACAGAACGTGACAAAGAAGTATGGCTAAATGAACTAGAAGTTACAGAACGATGGAAAGCATACCAAATAGCACGAACGCCAAAGGAATTTTAATGGAAGCATTGGATACCAATATCATACTTCTCGATGCAAACAACATATACGCATTCGCAGGACCTATATTATTAGCTGCCACAGTAATAGATGAACTAGACTCAAAGAAATCTGATCTCACAGAGATTGGTTTTCAAGCAAGAGAGTTTGGTAGAATTATTACAAAATCTCAGCTAATATCTACTACAAGTAATGACGTATATGCAGAGTCTGTATTTAAATCTAACAATGTAGAAATACACATAGTTGAGCTTAAAGAATATTCAGACTTTAAAGACTCTCACCCAAACATTGTAAACGATCGTAAAATCATCGAAGTTACAAAACACTTCAATGCTAAATTCATATCGAATGATGTAATGGCGAGAATCCGAGCATCAGCAGAAGGAATAGAAAGTACTGAATTTCGCTCCATAGAAGTGACAGATTCAGTATTTACCAAATTCATAACTCTCCCTACAGAGAAGTTTGAATTATTAGAAGATCCGTCTACTGACATACTAGTTCTAGACCCAGACCATGAGCCTGAAAACTACAACTACGTATTTAGATGTGCATCAACTGACCAAACAAAACTAACTACCGTAATCAATAACGTACTGTCAGTACTTGGCAAAACAGAAGAAGCAGACCTTCGCAAGCAGGACATACCCCCTATTAATGCTCAACAGTTATTCATGTGTAAATATTTACAAGACCCACTATTAGATATGTTAATTGTAGAGTCTCCAGCAGGTACAGGTAAATCAGCCGTAGCAATCTCCAATGGAATCCGTCTAGTACGTCAGCACAAGTACGAAGGTATTCTCTATGTACGTTCATCAGTGAACGATGTTGACCCTATAGAAGAAGTAGGATTCTTACCAGGACTAGCAGAAAAGTTCGCAGTATACCTACATCCACTAGAAGATACACTAGACTTCATCATACGTAACAAGCATAAAGCCTCCAAACTAAAAGGGCAAGCCCTTGAACTAAAAGTAGCAGAAGGTATTGAAGCCTTACGTGAGAAAGCTAATATCAAAGCTATAACTACACTAGGTATGCGAGGTAGAACTTTCTCTAACTACTTTATAATCATAGATGAGTTTCAAAACCTATCACCTAAACAAGCTCAAAAGATACTTACACGTATTGGACAAGGTTGTAAAGTAGTACTATTAGGCTCAAACAACCAAATAGACAACAAATACATTACCAAACACACAAATGGTATGGCTGTACTGCTCAATGCTTGCAAAACAAATAATGAGTACATCACTATGGCAGCAGTAGACCTAACACGTATAGTACGTTCTCCTATGGCAGAATTTACTGAACGTCTATTCAGCAAGTAATAAGGAACCGCTTAATGGAAAACCCAATAAAATCCATAGTCCTGTTTAATAAAAAAGCAGGACTACTAGAATCAGGCTATGACGACTTCCTAGAGTCCTCATTTCAGATAGAAGAAGCACTCGAAGGATTTAACAACTGCAAATTTGCTGAAGTATTCGTTGAACTCAGTAAGACATCTACCGCAAAAGACATAGCTAGAATAATAGTAGCTACTGCCATTGTGGGAGATACAGTAATGTCTGACGTTGATCGCTTAGATAAAGCTTGTGATGCAGTAGTGTTTGCAGTTGGATCTATGGCTAAATTAGGGCTTACAGCTCATCAAATCACAGCTGCACTTAACGCAGTTGTAAAAGCCAACAATCAGAAGCTCTCTATGCCTAAAGACGAATATGGTAAACTCATAAAACCAAATTCCTTCATAGGGCCTGAACCAGAACTCCAACGTATTTTAAATCAAAAGAGTAAAATATGAGTTGTAAAATAAAAAATCGAAAAATTACCAAAGAAATAAAAGGATATAAATGAGAAATTTTATAGAAAAAACACAACTAATGAACACGGTAAATGCACCACTAAATGTATGCCCAGATTTAGTAATGAACAATATAGTAGAACTGGCTTGTAACTTACAGCAACTAGTACAACTAGGTTTTGACTATGAGCAAATAGACATGTTACTATTAATGCTTTTAGACAATGATAAGCAGTTTAAGAACAACATAATAAGTACCATATTATCGAGAAAATAAAATGGAAGCAGTAATAATTGCGATAGCTGCTGCATTCAACCTTCTCATAATAAAATGGAAAGTAGAACACCATAGGTACCAAGATGCAGTATTAGATACTACACTATTGGTAATACTCTCTTCTGTTTTCGCTAACTCATTAGGGGGTATGATAATAGCCACAATCAGTTCTTTTATAGCATCTATCTATTTATTATTCTCTCCTCCTGCATTCCTAAGTTCTGTAGATACTACAGAACTTATAGATAAGTGGAAAGAGAGGTTTCCTAAATGACATTTCTAAAATCCCTATTCTACACTATCATAATAGTAATAGTTACAATTGCAATATTAGCTACAGTCTATGTTTCAATTTGGATTATCCTAAGTATAGTAGTATTACTATTATTCTCAGGATTTCACAGCTTATTAAAAGCAAAGCTTCACCTACTTAAGAATTCCTAGGAATTGTAAAGAAGTAGGTGTTATTGCGTTATCAAAGTGTTTAAACATATCTTGATGTAAATTACTAAAACTTCTAGTAAGAATGTTTTGATCTTGTATGTCATCAACCTCAAAAAACGCTTCTTGTGCAAACACACTTAAAAGTACATTAAGAGGTTTATCATGAATAGACTTATGTACTACTCTGGTAATTCTCTTCATATACTTTGTAAACATGAATAACCCCATATTATTCAAGTACTCCTCAAAACTACTAGCTGGCTTCCCATAGTTAATAAATACATCGAGTACATTATCTAAAGCTACTTTTTGACTAACACCCCTCTCTCTGAGTAATTGATACTCAGTAGCCCTAGCTATAAAATCACTATATTGAGTAGCAGTAGTCATAAAATCAAAAAACCCTGTACCTTTACCTAAGTATAACCAATTAGCACCATTCTTTACATACTCAGGTAAACTATCTGTTGCATACTCTATTTTTCTAACTACTTTATTAGAGCTTTTTATATCTTGCTTTTTCAAGTCTTCTACAATAGCTTGGTACATTCCTGCTTCCATTAAATCGGCTACAGCACTACTTTTCAACTCTCTTTCTAGCATACTGATTCTTTTACTACTATCTTTTCCGACCAATCCTGCGATACGTAGTTTTTCAACCTCTGCTTGCACATCTAAATAATCTTTTATAGCTTGCATGTTACGAACTTGCATTTTAAGTACTCTTAACGGACTTGTCCCATTAACTACACTATACATAAAATTAGATATTACATTTCCTATAAATACTACAGGAGTTCTAATTACTATATCCACTTTACTTATACTTACTATTTGTTGCCACATCTTTTCAGCATACTTAACCCATTTATGTAGCACATCAGGAGTTACCCCATGAACCAACTTAAAATCTAAAATACTCATATCCCTAAACCCAAAGTAGTTATGTAGCATATCTCTTCTTACCGCAATAAAGCCATTATCACTGTCCCTAATAGCTTCTTTCATATGTTCTGGTAACAGTTTATATATCTCACTTACCGTAGTATTTGGACTATTATTTTCAATCTTAATGTACTGTTGGTTGTTTCGACCAAGTGCAGATCCTTTTACATAGTTAGTTTTCATGTCTTTTTGTATAACTTCTAATACTAACTTATTCTGTATATCTGTATCTACTTTATCTCTAATACTCCCTAATGTTCTACCCATTACTGCAGTAGCTTTAGTGTCCTGTCCTAACAGTTCTTTTTTATTAACTTTACCCATCATATACCTATAATTCATAACTAAACCGTCTTGATTAAGAACTGGAGATAGGGTATTACCAGTATCTGGAGTATATTCTCCAGATTGCATTTTAGCTACTTCTTCATAAGCTTCATAACGTATTCTTTTAATTTCTTTCTGTAATGCTCTTTTAGATGTACTATAATCATCTGTAAATGAGATATCAGTTAAAGATGTTCCCCTTTTCACTATATTAGTAATTCTACTAGCACCTCTATTATAACTACTATTAACATACATTTTTGATCTATATAAAGCCATAGTTCCAGTATCCCCATCCAGCACTTTTACCAACTCAAATCCATTATACTCCATAATAGCTTTTTCTGATAATGGTCTTATTCTTACATCTATAGTATCATCAAATATTTCTTTACTATACCCTTTTATAATATTAACATCAGTTTCAAAGATTTGCTCTCTTGCATCTTTTTTAATACCTTCGTTTAACTCCAATACATACTTTACAGCATCTGGATTTTTAGCAATTAACTTACTCACTAGTTCATTAGAGTCTTGAAAGGTATACTTTATCCCTACAAGCGTAGCTAACTCATCTACTTTTTCAACTACATTTCTTCTAGCTTTTCTTCTATGTACTGTAAGTATTCCAGATGCAATATTATAAGCATTTAGATTCTGAGCAACACCTGCTTTACCAGTAGCTAGATAAAACCCTAACCCTGTAGCTTGGTTTATATTCCAAAAGAAATTTTTACTGTCAATTTTACGAAGTTCATTTTTAACTTTTACAATTCTCTTTTCAAGTGCTTCTGGGTTACTTAAAAGTCCACCAATCTCTTGTATAGAGTAATCTTTTAATAATACCCCAACATCCGTATCTAATAAGGATAGTGTAATAGCTTCGTCTTCCACTGAAGTAAGCTCTCCGAATTTCTCTCTGATAGTTTTAGTAGTTTCCACAACAGTAAGCTCTCTCACTCTATCAATACCATCAGAAGCCATAGCTAAGTGCTCAATATCCCGCTCTAATGAAGATGGATTTCCTTCTACATCTCGCATAATGTTTTGAATAACCCCTTCTGGACTTAATCCAAACGATGATATTACCACTTCTCTAATACCTCTTAAATCTTCTCTAACAGCAAGTTTAGGCAACATTTTTAACATGTAAGCAGTTTTCTCAAATACCCCTGCATTAAAGTTTGGCATACCTATTCTAGCATCAGGATCTCCTGCAAAAGCATCTGTTACCATATTAAATAATTGGCTTATTTTTTTATTTCCTATGTTAATCGATTTAGCAACAGCGTCTAAAGTTGAGTTTAAGTTCTTTTGATTAGTACTTTTTATTGCCTTTCCATTATGCACCATCAATTCAAATGTGAGCTGGTGTAATTGAGCTTTCATATTTTTATCTATACTACTCCATTTAACTTTTCCTAAAGCTACATTAAGTAGTTTCTGTACAAATACTTGAAGTTTATCAAATAGTGTCATATCTTTATCTGGTGTAAAAGTAGTTTTGTTTGCCTTGAGTTTACTCATTACTTTTTTATTAGTCATTCCATAAGCTAAAAATTCATGTCTACTATTAATATTTTCAAATATATACTCATACCTAGCCTGAGCTTTAACTTTATCTGCAGTCTTGTTCAATGATTGCGTAGGCATAAAATCCTTCCAACTGAATATTTTCGCAGCTTGATTTCTTAGTTCAGTTAGCTGTCTAGTAATAGTTTGCACTTCTAAATCTTTACTTTCAATTGCAAATCTAGTAATTGCGTGCATTAATTCATGTGCATATACTTCTGTAGCTGTTTTATCACTATAATCCATATTTGGTGCAATATTTATAACTATACCATTCATATCAACAGTTCCACTGTTTCGTTGTGCATCTTTATTCAAATATAAACTCTTATTCCTGATAAATTCTGGACCTATCATATCAATAAGACCTTTTACATATTTTTTATATCCTTCATCAGCATCGTCCAATTCATCTATAATGGCTTTCATACCATCAATACTTTTCAATGCATTCTTCCGTAGGCTCTCTTCTCTTTTATTATCTATAGCCTCTTCATCACTACCTAGTATTTGTTGTAGAGTTTTATGGAATATCTCATCGAAGTCTGGAGCTACATCTCCATCTTTAGTAGACCACACTCCATTTTCATTATGTAATTGTAATGTATCACCCCTAGTTCTAATGATATTTATAATCTTACCTTTCTTTACTATGTTAATACCCAACACATCTATAGTCTCTTCATGGTTATCCCAAAACTTTACATACAATCCTTCAAATATTAATACATCTTCCAGTTCTTCTTTAAATTTCTTACTTTGTATCTGATTATATGAATCCGAAACTGTACTTTCGTCACTTCCTAAAGTAGTTCCAATAGGAATACGAGGCATAGCAGTAACATACGTACCTACTTCACTATCTACAGTAAATCCAGCTGTATCTGATTTGACTTCGGCATGTTTTTCTATAGCCTCTTGAATTTGTTCGTATACGTTTACACTTCTTTTTTTCACTAATTCAATAGCTTGAGATATTTGACAATTCATTAACACTCCTCTAATTGTATATTATTGCGTAATAGTAACTGCTTCACAACTGGCTTATTTAATATCTCTAAGATAGCCTTTTTCTGTGCATCATTATACTTACTTTCTACTTTAATATTCTCGCCTTTATAAGCATACTTACTTCCAGGCATAGCACTCATGTGCACTACATCTATATCATGATTAAAAAGTTCTTTTCTCATCTTAGTAATAAACTCCGCTACTTCTTTTAACTCTGTTAGCGTTTTTTCTGATTCCTCAGTAGAAGCATCTTTGAAAACTCTAGTATAAGATTCTAATAGAGCCTCTATTATGCTATACTCTTTATTAACTTTAACTATGTTCTTATTGTAGCTACTGACTACTTCTTTTGTTTTGAGTAGTTTTGTTATAATAGCATCATGTATTCCTAAAATACCACCATTAAAATCTAATATAGTATTTCCAATAGCAGCACCATCTAAATAGTGAATAGGTACAACAGAACCAGATTTAATAGCTGCCTTCAATTGACGTATCTTACTTTGTACCTTCTTATTTTTACCATCTGCCAACTTAGTTGATACGGTACCATAGCTCTCTTCTAGTGTTTTAGAATCTATATTAACTGTATCATAAATTGCAATAGTGTCACTTAAATTTTCAGCTTTAGAGTAAGGTCCTTTTATAAGTGGAAATTTATCACGTAAACTTTTGATTATTTCTAAGTCTTCTTTCTTTGTAATACCTCTACCTTTACTATTTTGCACTTCACTTACCGCAATTAAATAGTCAGTATCATATGCTATAAACATCTCAGTGAATGCTTTATTAGTTATATCGTTTACCTTAACGAACTCACTAAAATTATCTTCCAATGATTTAGCTGCCAAATGACCATAAGTACTTACACCCATATCATTTAAGTATTTATACAAATCTGACATACCTGGACTTATAGCTGTAATAGTGCTAGGATCTTTCTTTTTTAAGTCTGATATTAAACTCTTTCCGTACGTAAGTTTTAGCTTTAAGAGTAGTGCATTTTCTTCTTTTGACAAGTCTTTACCAGCAACAAACTTATCTATCAGACCATCTGCTATAATACTTCCTAAGCTCTTCTTGATTGCACCGATTCCTCTACTATAGTTGAATGTCATAAATGGGTCTTTAAATAGTGTACGTAATGCTTTACCTACTTTCCCTTCATCATCTACTGTAGGTAACGCAGCCACAAATACCTCATGAGGTATGCTACTATCATACTTTACAACCCCATCCCAAGGATTCCAATCTTTGCCTTCTTTTTTAGGGTAATTCTCTTCTCTAACCTCACCATGATGTACAGTTTTAGCTAATGTCTCATAACTATCAAAAAATACTTTCTTGCCTGTAACAACATCTATCGTACTAATTTCATCATTCATAGATGTAACAGTTTTATCTATAAACATACCTGTTTTAGCTAACCAATCTTTGACAGTTTCAAATACACTTTTAATGCCCTCTTTATCTTTCAATATCGGAAATTGTAATAGTTTTAGCCCAAACCCTGATGTAACTGCATCAGACTCTACCGTTAGGAAGGTATCAAACTTCCCATCTTTTGCTGCATTATACACCTTTAAAGCTTCTACACCTTGTAAGTAATGACTTAAATGTTCTACCTCAATACCATCAGTAAACTTACCAGTCTCTAACATCTGCATCAATTCTTTCGGGTCTTTTTTTAATAGTAGCTTTCCAAACTCTTGTACCTCAGCATTAGACTTCTTATCAGTGCTCATACCAAAAGCTTGTGCTAATGCAAACCTAAATAGTTCCATATGTTCGTTATTATTTACATCTAATTCTGATCTATGGGCTTCCATAACTACAGTAAATCTATGTAATTTGTCTGTCTGAGGATTTACAGTATTACTATCCATCATGTAACGACCGTTTTTAGAATAGAACCAATCAAAATACATCTCATCCATCTCTAGTTCTTTCAATGCATCTAAACTACGTATTATCTCCTCGTTCTTAGCTTTTTGTGAGTCTCTTGCATTATAGCTTAATTCTTGCATCTCTTTTTCAGTCATATACCCTAGACGGTGTAATACTATATCTCTATTTTTATTTTCTACTAACCATGTAAATACACCTTCTTCTTTTACAAACTTATCTTGTCTAAACAAGTCCAATACTTTTGCAGCAGTATCGGATTGCTCTGTAATAGGGTTATTTCTAATACTTCTATCTTTAGTTTTTATAGGTTTAAAGTGAGGTCCTTTTTTAAACGTATCTTCTACTTTCAACACTTTCTTAAACTCATCAAATGTAGCTTTATGTATAGGCATATTGACCTTACCTTTAGCTGTAAATCTAATAAATGGGATAGTAGTCTCTACCGTCTTTTCGTCTATTATATAGCCTAAAAATTTATTATGCTTCGCAGCTTTAACATCAATAAACTCTAAATCTCCATTCTTTATACCTACATGCAATGCTACATTTCCAAGATCTGCTACAAGTTTAGCGTACAAATCTTGGGGTATATTCTCATTCATAGATAAACCTAAAGATTGTAATATGGTCTTACCTATATCATCTACAGCATTCTTAGAGTACATACCTAAGTCTTTAAAGAACTTAATCATATCTTTATCAATATCAAACTCTTGTTTACCTGTCATAGCTGCTATCTGTTCTTTATTTTTACTGCCTAAATTATACGCACCCATAGCCATATACTCAGTAAGTGCAACATCTATAGCTACAGCTACATTCTCATTTATACTGCCTTCAGTATCAAATATAAGTCCTCTAGAAGGGGATGACATTAACTGTAATAACTCTTTAGGTACTTTATATTTTGTTACCTCATTATCTATCGGAGCTAGTATCTTTTTTAACAGGTTAGTTGTTAAACGTTGAGCATCTTGCACTACAGCACTACTGAAATATTTGACATGTACACTACCTAATAAACTGGATACACTATTACTAAGCTTTACATACTTACTAATTTCTGTAGGTTGAGCAAACTTAGCACCTGCATATCCTTTATCTGCTTCTTTTATTGTATTACTTACACTATTTCTTAACAGGTCTCGTGTTATGTCTTTACTGATTATCTTTTCTTTTCGAGCCTCTAATTCTTCTATCATATTAGAGAGCTTTAATATCTCTGTACCATTACTTTCTGCATCTTTTTCTAATTCTTTTAACTCTTCTGTGTATACATCAACATTGTTATCTATCTGCTGTATTTTAGCAATGACATCTACTTGTTGTAATTCTTGTTTTACCTGAGCTTCATGTTCTGCTTTAAACGCCTCCTCTTCAGGAGTAAGTAATTCTTTACGTTGTAATCTAGTAACTATTTTAGTAACTTCCATACTTTCTGTTTTCTTTTCTAGCTTCTGTCTCTTTGCTTCAACTTTAATTTCATCTACTTTTATATTAATCTTACTTACCCATCTGCCTGATTTTGGTTGTGGGTGTCCAGCAACATCTACTTCCACATACCCATTCTTGGCTAATTTATTAGCAGTAATATGTTCTGTTTTAGTACGCTTACTTGCTATATCCATAAAAATAGTTTCACCCTTTTTTATTTTAGACTCTAACTTACTTAAAAATCCCAACCTATTTTTAGGTGTAACCTTTTTATCTACTCTAAATTTTCCTGTAGGTGAGTAAGGATCTATACCAGTAGGTTCAGTACGTTGAATACCATACTTATCTATAACCTTACCAATCCCTTCCACGTTACGTTTAATTGCTTTGATAGTATTATAGGTAGCAGGGATTATCTTACCCTCTTTAATGTAGATATCAAACCCCCCTCCACCAGCATACGACACCCTTTCTTTTCCGTCTTTTTGAATACCACTTTTTAAATTAGCCTCAATAGTAGATACTTTCTTTTCAAACCTATCTAATCTATCTATTTGCGTGTTTTCAAAATGCTCTAGCTGATCCTCTATTTGAGATATGGTTTTACTATTTCCTTCTGGGTCTGTATTTAATCTTTTTAAAGCTCTGTCATAAGTCTGATACCCTTTTTTTCCAGCAGTAGCTTCAAACTCTACAGTTGCACTATCTTTTATAAGTTTAACTGTTTCAAAACCAACACCAAACCTTTCTCCAATTTTCAATAGGTTATTCATCAAAGATGTACTATTCCTATCTGTAGCGTTTACAAACATCTCCTCTATAAATGCCTCAGCTTCTTCACTACTACCTAAACGTAACTCTTCCAGCTTAATAGGCACATCAGTTTGTGACAGCTTATCAGCGATTGTTTGACGTAACTTTTGAGCTTCTATCTCAGTATCTTTACTCATATCCAATATATCTAGTTTTTTAAGTACAGCTGCATATCCTTTAGGTTCATTCGTGTTTACAAACTTCTTCAATTTATCAACAGTTTCAGCACTCTTAATTTGAGCCTCAGTAAGCTTTACTGGTTTCTCATTGATGGTTTCAGACTTACTGTTTGTAATACCCTCTATACCTGCAGCTACTGGTACATACGCTACACCTGCAGCTTTCATAACACCTACAGATCCTGGAGTCATCATAGCACTAACTATCATATCCTCTTGGTTTTTCTGGGATGTAACTATATCAGTAATACCTAGCCCATCTTCTTTGTAGACCTTAGATACATTTTCCATACTAGCTTGAATAACCTCAGTAGGAATCTCTTTGATAATTATATCAGCAGCTACACCAAAGCCTTTAGCAGTTAAGGTTTTAGCTAATACTAACTTGTCTTTATCAGAAGCCATATTAAGTAGCTTCATTACACTTTCAGAACCAATACCAGCCTTAGTAATGATACCTTTATCTATAAAGCCATCCAAGTTATTTACTAACATATTAATACCAAATGAGCCCATAACCCTAATAGGTGACATATCTTCTTTATATAACGCTTTATACTCTTCCATATTTGCAGATGTCTGTCCCATACTATTAGCTATAAATCCTGTTTGACCTTGAGCTACCCTCATTAACTTGTCTACAGTTTTAGCCCCGTCTACTAATTCTTTAGTCTTAGAAGCTTTATCTACTGCGTTCATACCAGCGGTTTCGGCTTTAATTAGTTTTCCTAACTTACTTGCAGCCTGTAAAGGCTTTCCTGGAAGAAACAGTGTAGCTACAAACGCTAATGAACTAGCTCCAGCCTCTCCAGCAACCTCTAATGCAGAAGGTCCAGCAGTAAATAAGAACTCACCCCAATCTCCATCTTTTTGGAATTTACCGTACGCTGTTTTTATCTCTTCGGAGGCATTTTGCATATGAGAAGCATCATACCCAGTAAGCTTATTAGCATATTCTTCTATTTCTTTAGAAGATGCTATACTACCACCTACTTTACCTTCACTTAACCATCCTGCCAACTCACTAACAGCATCTGCAGTTCCATATACAGACTTAACTATTGTACTAGCAGCAGCCTCTACTGCGTTTCCAACCTTATTGCGATTAGAAGTAAACGCCCTATTAGTATCAACATCCATTAAGCCTACATATTCAGGTTCTCTATACCCTAAACTATTACCGATACTTTGTTGTGTGCTAGGATTACGTACATTAGTTAATGGTCTACCAAAATGCCCAACTTCTCCTGTATCTACCCTTTCCACTGGTATATTTAATGGGTTCTTCTTATCACCCAAGTGTAGCCCGTGATCTTTATCTACCCAGTCTAATGGTCCTGGAGTCCAAGAAGAAGTGTTAGCATCTTTTGTTAAGTTATATAACCCTAATAATTGTTCTTTAGTACCTGCTCTATATATATCATCCATAGTAATAGATTTAATAGGTCTATTCAACTCTTGTGCTAACCTTGCTTTCTGACGTTCTATTTTTAATTTACCACTTGGAGTATTCAGGTATTCATCGTTTTTTACATTATCTGGATGAGGTACTTCATATGCATCAAATCCTTGAATTCTATCTTCAGTAGCTACACCAATAAGAGCACCTCCAGCACCAACTCCTCCTGTAACTCCTAAGAATTGAGGGCTATCTGCATCTGTCATACTTTCTAATATAGCCGTTTTATATATAGGCTTTTCTTGTAATGCATCTACTTTTGCTTCTTTGGCGACAGATAATGCAGCTAATTTAAGATCCCGCTTTGAAGGTACAGCTTGTATAATTGGGTTAGGCATAATAGCCGTATCATGAGCTGTAGGAATTGGTGATATAAGTTGGTCTAGTGTAAGTGGAGTTAGTAGTTTATCCATAGGTAGTAATCCTTATACTTTTATACAAGAATTATAGCATATCAAGAAAGGGAAATTACTTTCACCTTTACTTATTATTGAAGTAAAGGGGCTACAGGATCACTATCATACGAAGAAGATTGAAGTATACGACTTTTATGCTTTTGAGTATCTAAAATTTTTAGTGTGCTAACCACTAATGATTTAGCATCATATGAGACATTAGCTACAGCATCTCCTAAAGTTATATACCCCTCAGCCACTGCATTTCCAAGAGTTTCCCAACGCTTTTTATTTTCTGCTGTCATGGGTCCTAAGTTAACAGCACTTTCTAGAGCGTTAGCCCTACCTATAGCTATTTCATCTTTTAGTATTGCGTTTCTTTGCTCGTCTGTAATGGCTGTAGCATATTGCCTTTGTAATTTAGGTATATAATCCTTATCCTTACTTTTTAGTATAGGTCCTACTTCCGTCATATTGGGGACTGCTTTAGGAGCTTCAATTACATCTTTATTTTGACTGTATGAAGGATTAATGGTTAATGATACTTTACCGCCAGAATTAGTAATATTGTAGTAAGGATTACCTTTTGAATCCCTAGTATCAGTAAGTTTCATTGCTTGACTCATCGGTATAATTTCTGCTACTCCTGTTGCAGGATTCACTAAATTTATCTGCGAGTCCTTATATACCTCATCTACTTTATTTTTATCTATTGTTTCTGTGCCTGCACCAAATATCCCACCCTTATCTGAAAGACTATCAAAATCAATTAATACTTCATCTGTACTTTTCCCAGTTAACAATTGAAGTTTATATAATTGCTTAACCGTTTTATCTAAGTTGTCTTGATTTACTGTACTAGACTTATAAAATGTAGATACCTTATCACGTAATGCAGTTATAGCTTTAGGATCCCCCATTATAGTTTTACTTGAGTCCACTTGTCCATTCCTATCTAGAATACCAGAAGACCCTTTACCTGCCACATTGTTTCCATGCATATCATTCCATATTGATATAGGAACTACCCCTTTAGGTACTTCTGTAGCATTTTTAGGTACTCTTACTATATTCCCATCTGGGCTTACGTAATCCGTATAGGAGTCTTTTTCTCTACTTTCCCCACTACCTTTTATCTTTTGTTTGTAATTAATCAAGTACATTTGATCTTTCAAATTCTGTGCTCTGTCTGCTTCTTTAACCTTAGCTGCAGTAACAGCATCGAGCGTATCTTGAGGTCGTTTAAGTGCTTTCTCTTTCTGAATAAGCAGTTTTGTAGTATCATACTCTCCACTAGGTAGAGTCATAGACTGTAAATGTTGTATTTGTTGTTCAGGAGACGCATTATACCCCGCTATACTTTTATCATACATAGGTTGTAGTGAAGCATTTGGGTTAGCGTCATACACCTGTAACATCTTTTGTGCATCAGCATCTGTAACAACATCTTGAGCATTTACACCTAATTGATTAGTGTATTGCAGTAATGCTTGATCTTCCCTATTAGACTTGTCAATAGCGTCTATAGCTCTTTGTTCAGCATTTTGCTGCAGCAGCAGTCCAGCATCAGCTCTCTTATTAACTCTAGCCAGTTGAGCTTCTTCTTTAGCTATTCTTGCTTCTTCTAGTTTCTTATTCTGAATATCAGTCAGTGATCCAGTCAACCCTTTTAGAGATTGATTTAAACCAGATACATCTATTTGTGGTACAGTTCCTATTTGTGTTTGGTATGGTTGATAGTATTGAGCCATGTTTTATCCTTTATACCATATGACTCTGAAACTTAGCAGTTTTAGCATCTGCCATAGCATCTCTATCTCTAGCATATTGCTGAGCATCTTTCATTAGGTTTAGGTTTTGGTTAGCAAAATACATATTTCCTAATACGCCAGCTCCAGATATGCCAGCATTAGTCCACCCTAGTGCATTACCTATTCCGCTTTCTTTGGGCTTAACGGGTTTAACACCAGCAGTAGCAGCATCTACTGTAGCACCATTCTCTACAGATGGGTATCCTGCAGCCAAAGACTTATCTACAGTAGGATACAGAGTGCTACTCATACCTGCAGTTCCTGTATTATATTGAGTAGTACCGTAAGGGTTACCAATACCTAAATCTATAGATTTTGAAAGTGGCATACTCATACCCATATCTATATTACCAACTTTAGATACATACCCTGGAGCCATACCCATAGAGGCTATTTCTAATGGAGTATAGGGGTTACCAGTAAGGGGGTTTATTTTATCAACCATAGTTAAATCCTTTATATTGTATTATGATATTATATCATAGCTTGTATAGTATATTTGCTATATACTCATCAGTACCTGCATTACCTACTACATTATTATCCATACTGATACCGAAATCCATGAATGCCTCTCCTTTATACTCATATCCAAAATTAGCAGCTATAGTCATCTCTGGATCGAATGTAGACGTTGGGTTGACAAATCCTGACATTACGTATTCTGCATTTCGATTAGATGAGTACGTGAGCATATCTTCTACTTGCTTATATGATTGTATCAATCTTCTAGCATTTAGTTTAGCTATTTTATCATAGATTTTATCAGTATCGGCACGTAGCCTTCTCTTAGTTTCTTGCAATGCTTCTTCAGCCTGTACTGTATCTTGGTATGTCACATACCCATTATATGCAGTACTCAACATCTCGTACGTAGTATATGCATCACTGGAAAATACAGCAGCTACCGTATCGGGCAGATGTGCCATTAGTATAGCACTAGCATTTTCAGGAGTAGTAGACAACATAACTACTTTAGCAGATATATTAACTATTGTATTTATTGCCATAAAGTACTCAGTCAGTTCTTGGTAGTACTTAGCATCACTATACATATATGTACCTAGTTCTGACCACGACTCTTTTAGGTTAAATACATCATTTAGTAGCATATCCAACATTGAGAATACAGCATTCATCAGCACACCTTGACCGTACTGAGAATCCAGTGTAATTACTAGGTCCATTATTTGTGTAATAATTGCTATAGTAGTTGTAGTTGTAAATACATACCCACCAGGAACTAGTATGGAGATTGCTACTAGAATAGCTATCTGAGTGAGTTTCCATAGTATATTTAATAACCTACCTCCAGCTTCCATATCCCCATCAAGGAAAAACCCTTTAGCATCACTAGCTATACCACCAACTACTAAAGGAAGCCACATAAGATACTTTAGTTGCGGATGTTTCAATACACCTTGTATAAAGTCATAATTTTCTTGGAACTCCTTCACTAGTGCATCCACTCGAGCAGAAGCTTCACTCAGCTTTGCACTCCACTCTCTCTGAGTTCTTTTTAGTTTTGCAGAAGCCACCAATTGTAATACTTCATCTGGCATAACCCATTTGTCTGTGAGCTTATCCATTGTATCTTCGTATTTATCAACCAGCTCGTTATACCCTTCTACCGCATCATTCACTTTCTGTTGATCGTCAGAATACTTACCAGTAACTACGTCATATACTTGATTGGCATCTTCTTGATTAGTGAGTCCAAATCCTATCATAGCTATACCTGCTACAAAAGTGAATGGATTGGCTAACATAACTATACCTAGTAAAGTACCACGATTACGCTCTAGCTCATCCCCTGCATTATTCCAGGCTCTATCCGCCTCGTCAAAAACATTATTTTTACCACGCTCAAACTCATCTGCTATGTCTTGAGTACTTGGTATGCTCACACAAACGCAGTCACAAACACAAAAACACTGTTCTTTGTTAAAGCTATCTGCTTTCGTTATAAAAGGATGTTCTACAACTGTAATTTTATTTTTAGTCCATAAAGTTTTAGGATTCAATACAATAAGTTTTCTATTATATTCGAGGGCATTGCTTATAGTTTTATTTGATACTTTCGTATCAACTTTAGCTACAATTATCTCTTTACCTATAGAAGCTCGCTTTATAAAACAATCATTTGCCTTTCCGTCTACTCTATATATAGGGCATCCTCCATGACACTCTTGAAGTTTAGGACAAGTTAAACAATCATCATGTATTTCAAATGCACCGCTTAAGAAGTAGTTCGCCCTTTTCCCTATAATATCTATTAGTGATGACTCATAGATATTACCTATAGCAGACGTTATCTCTCTATCTTGATTACATGGGTAGGCTGTTCCATCATCTTCTATTTCAAGGATTGTACATCCGCTTCCGCTTACTTGCGTATCATTACTTCTAAAAGAAGCCATGTACTTTGTAAATCCTGCTTCATGCATAGCATTAATATACATACGCATTTGAGCTTTTGACAAAACGTTTTTTTCACCTTCAACAAGTCTAAAACGCAATTGCTCTTTAGACTCTTTGAGCATTATTGGAATCCACTCCATAAACTCGTCTAAATTATCTATCGTATGACGAGTAATCGTACAGAGGTAGTTCATTCTTACTTTATAGCTATCTAAAATAGTCATACCTCTTCTCACGGCAAAGTAAGATTCATCTCTACTTAGATTATGAATCTTTTCAGTACCGTCTATCGTAGTACTTACCCCAAACTTTTTAAGGGTTGATTTACGGATTACTTTAAAAAAAATATCTGCGTACTCTATTTTACCAAAATTTATAATATTTGATTGTATAGAAACATTTGATGCCACATCAGCAACGATGTTTAAACACTCCGCCAAAATAGCAGCAGGCAAAAGTGTACACTCAGCACCTATAAATACAATGCTATTATAGTAAATCCCATATTCCATGCACTCGGTTCGTATTTTACGCACAAGTTTAAGGGTAGCCTTTAAGTTTACACTGCTCCCCTTACGTACACTCGTAGGAATATGGCAATACTCACAATCAATATTACATTTTCTCGTTGGTGAGATATAGAGAGTACCTTCTATCCTATTCAGCATCTTACACTACATTTATTATTTGACCATTTACGTACGAAATAGTACAAGTAGTTACAGTCTTTGCTATAAAATCTACTGCTGTAACTACTGCTATACTTCCTGTGTACCCATTCTTATCTACCTTACTACTTAGAGCAGTTAATGTTTCAGAACTTATAGGCTTATCTGCATCACTTGTATTATCTACATTCCATAACCCTACTTGACTTTTAGTTACTTGATGAGGGTTTACTATACTTTGCATGTGAACATTTGAGATATTACTTACAGCATGTGACCGTATAGTCATAGGACTCTCTTTTGACTTAACCATTTGCTATCACTTGCCCGATATCTTTTTCATAGTATGCGGGCCATTCAGTAAATGCAGTAGTAGGAATACCAGTCTTAGTTGCATTTATCCAATACAGTACATTTCCGTTTTTATCTTTCATTCTGTCATTTAGGTATATCATATCATATTCAATATTAGGATTAGATACACCATCATTTATACTTTGAACTAAACCTACCATATTTTTAAAGTGGTGCTCTCCAGGAATAGCTCCTGCAGCACTACTATACTTTAAATACTCAGCGTACTGTTCAGTAGCTTTCATTCTTACATTATCTTTACGAGTATGCTCCATAATGATCTTTTTAGAAGTATTGAATGAAATATCCGCCTCTGCACTTTCCAACAATAGTTCTTTCTGTCCTAGTTCTGCATTAGCCATAGCAGGTTTAATACTTAGCTCTATATCAGACGAAGCTTTTTGGTTTTCCATCATACTCTTAGTTATAAGCCATTTCTCCATATCTTCTTCTAGTTTACGTTCAGCAGCATATATTTGTTCCTGTTTTAACTCACCATCTATTATCAAGTTGTCTGTTTGTTGTTCTGTAGTATGTATCTGTGCTTGTTTTAACTCACCATCTATTATCAAGTTGTCTGTCTGTTTTTCCGTACCTTGTTTTTGTAACACGAACGTAAAAGACTGCTGAATAGCTGTAGGAACTATGCCGATATACGCTCTAACCATCTCTGTACTAGTCATTCTTTTAGCATTATAATGTGCCACTAAATGTGTATTGACAGTTTCCATCAATTTATCTAATACTCCATCTCCTGTTACCGCGTACTTACCATCAGTAGATGTTACGACATTACTAGTAAGATCTTCTATTCTTATAGTTGTGTTACTCATTATACTGCCTTTATATTATTATTTCAGTAGGACTATTGGGTAGTCTTCTGACATATGTATTTCCCATTCTAGTCAATACTGGAGCTGTATCTAAATCTACAACAGATGATAGAAACATACGTATCTTATTCCCATTTTCAGCTAAAGGTACACCATTGAATAATACGTACCCATCAGAAACGTTAGCTACTTGTGGTATTACTGTAGGACTATTCACTAAACTAGTGGCTGTAGAGTTAGTCACTTCTAAATGTACAGTAGCAGCAGAGTATGTTACCGTATCATACTTACTTAATACCTTTCTTATATTTATAGTAGAGTTTGCTGTTATCATTTATATACTCCTTTAATGTATACCAGAATCTACCTAGATAGACTCTGTATAAACTATGATTTATTCTTTTTTTCTAGCTTACGTTTGTACTCTTCTTCATCTGTATCTAGTACATCTACGGTATACTTCTTAGCTGATTTAGCTACAGCATTGCCTTCTTGATCTTTGATGAAATTGATATACTCAATACTTTTAAGATTATCTATATGCATCTGTGAAATCCACCATTCCACACCGATAGGAATTACTTTAGCATCACCAAAGAAACTATTACGTACACTTGAGAAACATTCAGTATCTTCTGAGTTACGCTTATCGTTATTATACACGATACATAGACTACGTTTTCTAGCAGTAGCAATAACTTTAGCTCTCTTAGTACGTTTGTCATCTACAGGTACTTCTATCCTCACATTGATGCGTTCTTCAACTACTGGTTCTTCAATCTTAGCTAATAGTTCTTCCAACTTAGATGTTGGTGCATTATCTTTGTACTCAATTCCGAGAGATGTTAGCTTTGCCTTCAAGTCTTCTCTAATATCCATTTTATATCCTTAAAACTATTGATTTATATAGAGGGTCTAGACCCTCAGATTAGTCCCCGAAGGGACACCTTACATTACTTTTGGACCATTCACGTTAGTAGTTCCACCTGAACCATACGCACCAATACCAATATCAGTAGCTGCAGTTTCTACACGTAACAGTTTAGACTCATCTAAGATGATACCAGCATAGAACCAGTTCACTGAGAAGAAACCTCTTGTTCCATATTTGTCAGTATCAGATACTTGACCAGGAGCTTTCGCATTGAACTTCATTTTACCCCAACCTTGTAAACCAACAGTTGCAAATGCACCCTGTGTAGGACAAAGAATAGGGTAAACATTAAATTTAGTGCCATTATGAGCTAGTGTACCTGTATATGATGCAGGAATGTTTGCACCAGCACCTACCCATTTTTGAGCACGTTCAGTCTCTACGAATCTTAATTCATTAATAGCACCTACTTCATGAGGCATCAACGTAGCTGCAGAACCATACTGATTAACAGGAATCCATGCAGGTCTTCCAAACGTATCAGCTACACCTTGTAAATCAAACTTAACTTCAGGTCCAATGATACCTACATACGATGCATTGACAGTTTTGCTATCAATTTTAGTAGAACCAGTCACGATAGAAGTAAATTTCTTAGCACGATTAGAAACCAACGTAGCAACAATCTTACGAGTATCATCATAGCTAATTAAAGAATCAGCATCATCAGCACCAGTAACAGAAGTAGTGTCAGCACCTATAGTAATACGGCTTACAGCAGAACCTACATAAAATACGTTTGTACCAGACAACATATCCTTTTGAATCAAATCCTCATTCACTTGAGCAGCTGCATCACCTAACATCTCACGATAAATCATCTGAGTTCTGTCTTCACTAAACAAATCAATCTCATCAGTATACGCTAAGTGTAGACCAAAACGGTTAAATGTTACTTCGCCAGTTTTCTTTGTAACTACAACTCTATTGACTTCAGAAGCGCCTTCACCAAGAACTGGAAGACCAGCAGTAATATCTCCTAAATTTCTTGTAGATCCGTACAAGTTACCAGTAGTAGCTACACCATTTGCATTAAGACCTTTACCCGCTACACCAGCACCATCTAGGATTTGTTGAAACATTGAAATCTTGAAAGTCTTACCATATTTCTGTGGCATACTCTTACTATCAGCAAACGCTGAGTAAATTAAGTCAGCCGTTGCCGCCTTAACCCCTGCTCTATCATAATGATGCGTAACTGTATTAGCTCCGCTTGTTGCAGTTGTTGTACCATTTCCGTAAATCATTTCTCCAGCCATAATTAGCTCCTTTTTGTAACTTAGCTACGCATTACACTATTATAGAACTTCTCGTAATCCTCGTCACTCATATTCACGAAGTCGGTCTCTGTCGTCTTAGACGATGTAGCTCTACTTTGAGTAGGGGCTGCAGCCTTTTTCTTCTGAACTACTTGTTGACGTTTCTCACTTTTCACTTCCATATTTTTACTATCTTTAGCTATTTCAGCTTCATAGTATAGTTTCTCTGCAGCTAAGTAATAATCCAGCTTACTCTTTTTCCCATTATCTAGAATCTCCATTCTGAGAGCTTCAGGAGCTACTTTCGCATACACCCCTTTTTTTATCTCATTATGCAGACCTCGAATCATCTGAGGATTTTCAGCAAGCACCTTTCTACTTTCACTATCCCACTGAGTATCTACAACTTTTTGGGTCATTTCATACTCAGCATCTTTACTGATTTCAGCAACAATCTCCTGTATTGCACTAGTAGATTCATCTACACCATGCTCATTAGGAACGTACTTACTAACAGCTTCAGTGTCAATATCCAGTGGGTCTACACCCAGTCCTTTGACGAATGATTGTAAGGCTTCTTTACTTCCCTTCTTCATATCTATTAAAGTATTAATGTCAGACTCTGTCAACCCATTCTCTTTCATGGCACTTATACTACGTCTGAAAGGGGCTATGTCAGCCATCTTTCTCTTATAGTCAGCACCCATACTCGCCATTTGATAGACTTCATCTAAACTTTTCACTGGTATATCGACACCATTAGCACGAACTGGTCTCAAACCTGATTCTGCTTTCGCCTTTTCTTCCACTTTAGCTTCTGGTTCTTCCTCTACGGATTCCTTCACCTCAACTTCTTCTTTGGCTTGTTCATCATCGGAGTCTTCATCGCCTACAGTTTCTGAATTATCAGCAGCAGTAGGTTTTTCATCTACTTCTTCAGCTGGTTCATCATCCTGTGTTTCGTCAGGTTGTTCCGCTTCATCAAACACTTTATTAGCATCATACGCACCCTGTTCTATTTCTTCGTCAGAAGCTCTCCATAGGGCTTCTTCTTCGGCAGTCATTTCCATTATATCACTCATGGCTTACTCTTCTGAATCTATTACAGATTCTGCTTCTGCTCTCAATGCTTCATGAGCACTCTCTCCAAGTCTTTCCACAATAAGTAAAAAGTTCTGCAATACACTCACACCATGCAGATCCGAATAGATACCAGCTCTATCCACTCCAGGTGTAGCTAGCATACTTACTTGATTTAATGGGTATAATTCCATAAAACCATATTCAATAAGATGCTTGAAGTCAGCATTTTTACTTAGACGCTCATAAGCATCATACAATTTAGCAGTTAATTCTGCATTTTCTCTAAGGTTGGTATTCGGTTTGTCTTTAATCATAAAGGACCCTTTCAATTATCTATAGATTCAGCTTTTATCCACATCAGTTTTTAGTGCTGTAGAATTATACCACAGATTTATTCATTGTAGCTATTTGTTGCTTAACTACTTCACCATCTATTTTCTGACCTTGTTTTTCCATCTCTCTTTGATGAGGAATTCCCTGTTCTCTCTCAAGGAAGTCAATATCCTTGAGGTCAGTCTCAGAATGAGCCATTCTAGCTTTAGCTTGTTCCACCATAGTCTTAGCTTTTTTGAGTTCTACATCCACAGCATTTTCTTGACCTTTAGCTTGCTCATTGAATACCTCAGCTTCTAGTTTAGCTATCTGTAGTTCTTGTATTTTCATAGCCATAGGATCTGGTTGAGGTGCATATTCTTCTATCATTTTAGCTAGGTCTGGCATCTTATTCAATCTAGCTATTTCACTCATGATTATTTTACGCATACCCTCATCCATAGATTGAGCCATAGTCTGCATTAAGAAACCTAGCTCCTGAGCCTTAGCTGCGTTATCCTCAGCTGTGCTTACAGATATATCTATATCTATTAATCCGCTTACATCATCGTCATGTCCTGGAACTACTTCTTCGTTAGTAATTCTCATGATATCTTCAGCATCTAGGAACTCTACATTATACGCCATCCACTTTCTCAGTAATGGTTTTACTAAATTCTCAGCTATGCTTCTCACTATGTTTAATCTACGTGTACTAGTTGCATCTAATGCTCCTCTAGCACCAGTAGCTGTACTTCCGAGACTTGCTCCACTGATACCACCACTGAAGGATTTAACACCAGTTAGGGATTCTATATCATTATTCATTAGTCCAAACATATCGAATGCACTACCAGGTATTTGATTGAAGCTACCGTCCCAGAAATCTGTAGGACTATTGTTGAACTCAAAGTTATCCCCACTCAGAAATTTCTTTCTATTGAGTGTATCTAGGGCACCTTTCTTGACACCTTTCTGACCATTAGTGCTTTGAGCCATGTTATCTATAATACCTCTCAGAATAGCAGTCTTCACCTTCTGATTGTCCCCTATCATTTCCATGTTACTTTCACCGAACAAGCTAAATGGTACACTATTAAATGGAGCTACTATGAACGGTAGTTTCTTATCAGGAAATGGGTTTTCTTCTATTCTAATTACAGTACTTCCTACCCATGTACACACTATAGGTTCTACGATACCATCACCATTCCTATCGAAATTACCCCAGTACTCATACACTAGTAGCTTCTTTCTAGCATCATCACTGAATCTGAACTTAGTTAGGTCTTCACTAATATACATATAGCTAGATCCATCTAGAGTTTGATTTACATCAAGATCTACCTTATCGAGATTCCTATATCTACCATCAGCTTTTAACGTAGATATATCACTTTCATATCTATAGATTATAAATTGGGCATTATCTATGTCATCTTGACATGTAGGATCTATGAACACATCCTCATTTCTACATACCTTAGCAGTAGGTTTGTTTACTAGTACCCTAGTTTGTCTATCTAGTCTAACACCTCTCTGATATTGCATACCATCAAATGGATTAATTTCCATCACAGGTACTTCCACTTCTATCTCGTCTTCCTCATACTTCCATCCAGTCTGTACTACACATGTACCTTCTTGGTCTAATACTTTAATAGCTTTAGTCATGAAATTGAATCTGTTGAATTGTCTACAGAATTGAGTATTGAGTATTAGTTCATTCTGTCTAGCTAAAGGTCTATCCTCAAACGATACAGGATTGCCTTTTACTATATCTCCAGTACTTACAAATGGATCTATCAGGGTTGCATGTTGCCATTCACCTTGTCTTTTCCCATCTCTAGATACTATAGAGGATCTACCTTTTACTTCATTGCCGTAAGGTTTACCTTCATACTCATTTTTCCATTTATCTATCTTACCATCTAGGTCACGTCTTTGTAATTCAGCACTTCTCAAGTCACTCTTGAAGATACGTAGCATTTCAGATATACCTACTTTCGTACTTGCAGTGCCTTGTCCCATACTAGTATATTCGTTTGTGCTCATTCTTTACCTACTTTAATTATCTTAGTTTATAGAGTGTTCTCAGATATTCTTTAGTTCCCTGATACTCTGCCTTAAACCGACACATTTTGATGTATTGAAACTAGTCGGTCCTTTACTTTAAGGTATTATACTATACTTTACACGATTTCGAGAGTTATATGCTCTGTCTCGGACTCTAACTTCTTCATCAAAGTAACCAGTGCAGTCTTACTATCTCCTATCCATGCATCATTATCGTTTACATTTCTATTGCCTACAAGTATACATCCTTCCGTATGACTAGCAGTATTTCCACTATGTATACGAATACCAGTAAATTGAGGCACATCTAGCAATATAGGAAGTACTTTCAAGAATCTAGTACTTTTAGTAAGTTTTACTTCGTATACACCTCTAGGAATACAGGTATTATTCTGTATTTTTATACCCCCAGTTTCTAAGAATCTATCTTCATCTTCTAACGTGTAGCACTCGAATGTGCCATTGACGTACAGTCTACCTTCAGTAGCTTTGTTATGTGAAGCCCCTCGTACAAGTTGTAAATACATACTATCTCCTATCAATTATTTATTGACTTAATTTTCTCTACTGTTCTACCCGCAAAATAGAAAGACATAATTAACATGCCCCAGTTACCTAACAGCTCAACGTAAGCTGGGGTTACCTCAAACTCAAACCCACTAGATATACTCAGTAAAGAATACATCACTAGTATGTAGATTAGTGCTAAAGGTCTAATATTCTTACTCAACCAGCTATCGCTTTTCATGTCATTCTCATGCCTGATGGTGACTTGTTTTGAGTACTCTAAATCTATGCTATCTGCTTGTGTCTTAGCATCAAGCTCTATTTTTACTAGCTCATTCTTTAACTGTAGTTTCTCAGCATCAGAAGTCACTAAGCGATCAATGGCTTCACCTGCCTTCTCTACCACGGTTCCTACACTACTTGTGAATACATCTGTTATCCAACTCATCTTATTACCCCTGTGCTTTTATAGTCCAAATAATTAAACCAATGAGTGTGGTTGCAAGTGCGGCTACAACTGTTTTACCAATTGTCACGAAGATATTGTATAGTGTACACGCCTTTGCAACTTTTGGAACTAATTCGGATACATTTTTATTTGTGTGGTCGATACGAGTATGAAGTAAATCATTAGCGAGTTTCTGTGCTACATAGCGAGTTTCAGCTCGTTCTTCCATTATACGTATATCAGATTGCATAGTGACCAAAGACTCCATTGCGTTAGCCATTTTGTCGACACTTTTGCCTATATACTTTAAATCAGTATGGAATGCGTTAAACTCTTTTTCAAGCCTATCTACTCTTACGTCGTCCCCCATTACTCCCCCCTACTTCTAAAACAGTGATTACTGTCCATTTTCTTAAGTATAAAACATATAGCATTATCAAACCATGTTGCTTTGCCGCTCTCAACAAGTCTGCCAATATGAGAGCTGATTGTCTCATCCTGGGAACCATTCCAAAATACAACGTTGCACATCTGGTCAAACACTAACAAAAAACGCTGAATGCGACTGCGTTTTTCTATGTCTCGCTTAAACTTTAGTATTAGGAGTTCTCTTTCCATCTTATACTCCTATCTCGTGCATAAGGATTTTTTCATGTGTACGTTTAACACGGGTACGTACGACGTAGGGAGTGACACCTGACGATGGTGTAAAACATTGTATCTTATACCCAAATCTATCTACTAATAGTGCTCTTTCCATTTTATATCCTTTTATTATTGTGTAAGTATAGCTAAATTTCTTCTATACCCAAAGCTAACCATTCGCTTCTATTAGCAAATTTTAGAGCAATTGTATCGTCACGCCC